GGAAGTCTAATGAAACTGCAGTAGGAGAAATTGGCGACAGAAAATTATCTGATCCATCTTATACAGATAATACCGACTCCCTCATCCAAGAAGCAAATGCTCTCTCCAATCTAACAGCAGAGCGCAATAAATCTCTCCAATCAGAAATCTCCCAAGCAAAATCCAATAAAGATTATTCCCTCGCACTAGAAAAAACTAATTCTCTCATCCAATCCCAACAAACTCAACTCCAACAATTAAGTGATGCAAAAGCAAAAATAAATGCAGAAACTCCACAAGGATATTGGCGTTGGTTTACAGATAATAATGAACAATCCACAACATATATTGCTGAATACAATGCTCAATCTGCTGAAACACAAAAGACAACAGAAGCATTGTTTACAAAAATCCAAAAACTTCGTAAAGCTTGGGTAGAAAATAAAAATGCTACTGAGGAAGTAACTAAAGCACAGTCTGAACTTCAATCTTCTCTCCTAGACATAAATTATGACATCGTAAAATCAGACCTAACCACCTACAACAAATCTATCGAATCCATCTCTGATTCCCTATCTCTCCTTAAAACTGAACAAGACCAATACGATCAATCCTCCACTCAATATTCTGACAACCAAAAACAGCAAATTGAACTTCTTAAACAAAAAAGCGAAGCAATACAATCAGAAATAGATCATCTCCAAATTCTAATTGCTACAACTAATTTAACTGCTAATGCTCAAGAAGAATTAAAATCTACATTATCATCCTTATATTCTTCATTATCTTCAACAAAAAGTGAAACTTTGTCTATCTATAATTCAATTTCGGATGCAATAATTTCCACCATGAAGCGTGCTTATGAGAAACAAAAAAATATTGCAATAAAATCAATTGAAGATGAAATGGAAAAAGAAGATTCAAGACATGAGAAAAAAATCGATAATCTTGATAAAGAAATGCAAAGATACCAAGACGCTTATGACGCTAAAATTAAACTTATTGATGATGAAGCAAATGCGGAAGACTACAATTTAAATCTCACAAATGCCCAAAAAGATGCACAAACTATTAAAAATGATATAAGTATCTTATCTTTAGATGATTCCATAGAAGCACAATTCAAACGAGAAGAACTAGAAAAAGAACTTGCAGATAAAATTATTGAAATTGAAAAGATGCAAAAGGATCATTCTAGAGATTTAAGAAAAACTGCCTTATCTGATCAATTAGATGCTTATAAAACTGATATGGATGCTAAGAAATCTTCAGAAGATGCAAAATATAAATCCATTAAAGATTCATTAAATAAGCAAAAAACTGATACAGAATATATGTACAATGAACTCATTAATGATGAGAGAAAATATGCATCAATGAGATTATCAATTATTAATGGAAATACAGATGCAATTAAATCTAAATTAGGTTCATTCTTGAGTGATTTTGGAAGTATGAACAAATCAACTACAAGAGAATTGGGAGAATCTTGGAATGATTTATTAGATTTAATTGATGAAGTTAAATCTGCTTCAGAATCAGTTGATGATATTAAGGATAGTAAATCTGAATCTAGTGCTAAGTCGTCTAAAATCAATGTCTACGGAAATTCAATTGATATTGGTCTTGCTAAAAGTGTGGATTCTGCTGATAAGTTTAATTTTATTACTGTGAATAATGGCGATGCATCTTCAGCAAAATCAGGAGATATAGTATTGGGTGGTTCTGCAGTAATCCCAAATATAGGTCAAGCTACTAGGGTTGGAGGTGCTGATAGAGAAGAAACATTGTCTTTATTTAAGAAGAAAATTGCTAGTCTTGATTCAGGAGGTATGACTCCAAGTTTTCAAGGTGGAAAATTAGCTGTTTTACATGGTAGTGAAATTATTAATACAAAGTTTGATAGTTTAAATTTATTAAAAGCAATGGACATTAGTAAACAAATTATAAATAATTTTAAGTTGCCTGATTTCTCAAATTTAAAGTTGCCTTCTATGAATCCATCTCTATCTAGTGGTGCAGTTTATAATCTAAATGTAAATGTTGAAAATATGAATGGGACAAAGAAAGATATTGATTCAGTATCTAGTTCATTGGTAAAAGGATTGAAAAAAATGGGAGTAAAGCTTTAACGCTTTGCTCCTTTTCTCTAATAAAGCGAGGTGAAAACTTAATTGATAAAATCAAGTTTATATATAATGTTTAATGGAATCAATTCACAAGATTTAAACGTGCTCAATGTATCAGTTGATTCTGGCCTTTATGAAGAACCATTTCTTGGGACTGTAAATATTCTTCAAGAAACAATTAGAGGTCGTACAAAACCTTATTATATGGGTAAGCAAATTGAGCAAAAGGAATTAAATTTAACATTATTTCTTCCAGAAAATTTCTCAGACGATCAACTCAGAGAAATAGCAAGATGGTTAGGCACACCAGATTTTTATGTTCCACTCATTTTTTCAGAAGATCCTGATAAAATCTATTTTTGTATGTTGAATTCTGATTCTTCTGTTTTTCACGCAGGAACGAATAATGGTTATATCAAGATATCAATGCTATGTGATTCATGTTATTCCTATTCTCCTGTATTCTTATCTCCTCTCTACGATTTATCTTCCAATCTCATAGGAGGAACTGAACTTATTATAATTAATAATGGTGATATTGACTGTCACCTTTTAATAACAGTCCAAGTAATTTCAGGTGGAAGTTTTTCAATAGTTAATAAATCCAATGGAGGAGAACTTATTAGTTTTACAAATATAGGAGATTTAGAAACACTAACAATTAACACTGAAAATGAATCAATTCAATCTGACTTACCTTTAACTTATAGACTTGATAATATGAGTTCTAGTAGTGTATTCATTATGTTAAAACGAGGAATAAATAGATTACAAATTTATGGAAATTTAAAAATACAATTCAAATATGAGGCAAGATTTCTAATTTAACAAACTACAAATAAATAAAATTATAAATAAATAGCAATTGAATAAAAGGAGGTCAACCCCTATGCTCACTGAAATAGACCTAACAAAACATCCAATAAAACCTAAATTGTATCTATGTAAACCAAACAAACAATCAATTGCAATCTTATCTGAATCTTACAATATTCAGCATAATACAAAATTTTCTTCTGTAAACGAACTTAGTTTTACAATTCCTGTAAATCTAGAACTTAATCATCAATTTCAAAAAAATCCTCACATAGATATGATTAAGGATAGATATTTAATAAAACTAATAAAAGATCAAGTAATTGAATATTATATGATTGATAAAATTATAGATGCAAGCGATGATTCTTCGGATACAAAACAAGTATCTTGTTTTTCATTGCAATATGAATTAGCAGATAAATTAATTCGTTCATATGAAGTAACTAGTTATAATGCATTGCAAGTGCTTACAGATGCGTTATCACAAACATTATGGTCAATTGACTATATTGATCCAATTTTTTTATCTACATATCGCTCATTTAATGTATCTTCAAAAACTGTATTAAGTTTTGTCGTTGAAATCGCAGAGACGTTTTCTGCCTTAATTACTTACAATACAATTTTACGCACTATATCTTTGTATAATCCTGATAATATTGGTATAAATAAAGATTTAAGATTTTCATATGGTAATTTAATTAAAACAATTGAACAAACAATAAATATGGATAATTTTGCAACAAGATTAAAAATTTATGGAGAGAACAATTTAACTATTGCAAGTCGCAATCCAACTGGCACAGACTGGTTGGAGAACATGAGTAACTTTATGAATTTGGACTATATGAGTCAAGGATTGATTAATGCAATTGTTGCATATGAAGCTAAAATTGTAGCAAATACAGACTCTTATTCTACGCTCTTATCTCAATTAACAGTTCAGCAAGAATTATTAACAACAAAATTAAATGAAATGGATGCATTAGACATTCAGTTAACCATAATTTTAGATTCTTTAGATATTGCACAATCTACTTCTCAACCTACTGCTACATTAATTGCTCAAAGAGACGTAAAACAATTAGAAATTGATGCGAAACAATTAGAAATAGATGCTGTAAATGCTCAAATAGTCATTATTAATGGTCAAATTACAGCATTGCAAAACACTCTCTCAATTGAGAATAACTTTACGCCAGAACAAATTCAAGAAAGAAATATATATATTATTGAAAAAGAAGCAACAAATAGTAATTATACCAATGCACAGGATCTATATGAATATGGGTTAAAAGAATTTGAGAAGATTTGTAAACCTGAAATATCTATTAAACTTGATTTAATTAATTTCTTAGAAGTATTAGAAATGCAACATATGTGGGATAAGTTGGTGCTTGGAGATTTTTGCACAGTTTATTATCCACCATTGAATATTTCAATCAAGGCTAGAATAATTAACATTGATTTTGATTATGAGAATGGAAGTATTACTCTTACTATTGCCAATGTAGAACAGATATTAACAGATGAGCAAAAGTTTCTGAACAACTTGTATAATACTATTAGTACTAGCACGAGTGTGAATATGGATAAATATAAATACGATGGAGCATATTCAACATCTACAGAAATTGAACAGATAATAAATAATACTTGGGATGCTGTAACTAGAAATATTAAAGCTGGAGTTAACGAATCTGTTACTATTGGTAGAGGTGGTATTATAATAACTTCTCCCGATAATAATTTAGATATGGTTAGATTAAATCATTCTAATATAGCAGTTTCATCCGATGGTGGAAATACTTTTAAAAACGCTATCACAAAAAATGGCGTAATTGCAGAAAATGTGGTGGGTATCCTCGGCATGTTTTGTGAAATTAGAGCTGATCAAATAATCTTAGGTGCTTCAGGGGAAACAATTCCAGACAACATTATATCAAGTTCTGCTAATTGGAATTCATCTCAACAAAATGCCATTGATTCAGCAAAAATCTATGCAGACAATACTTTCGTTGACAAAATCACTCATACAGCAGATTATACTGAATTAAAGGGTTTAATTGATGGAAGCGTTTCTACTTGGTTTTATGGTTATGCTCCTATTTTTGCAACAGTTGTAATTTCAACAATAGTTACTGACATAGTTATTCAACTTGACAATGTACTTGGATTAGTAGATGGAATGTCTATTAGTTTTATCCCAAAAGCTAATGGATTAGATGTCGATGGTGTATCTTTAACAACAAAAATTATTGCCACAGGTGGGGTAGATACAGTAAATAAAACAATTACATTAACAACTACAATTGGAATAGAACTTACAGCAAATCAAGTAATAATATATAATGCTCCTGCTAGTGATTGGAATACAACTGCATTAAGAGATAACCATTTAGGAGATGTTTTCTATGATAATCTAACCGGATATGGATATAGGTTTGTTTTTATTTCAAATTTATATTCATGGTCTCTTATAACAGATAGTGCAATTACAGAAGCATTACAAAAAGCAAATGATGCTTATGATTTAGCAGACCATAAAAGGACTATATTCATATCAACTGAAACTCATCCCACTCCTACTCCTCCCTATCAAGAAGGAGATTTATGGGATAATGGTTCTACTTTAAAAATTTGTACCCGTGTTTTAGGAAGAACAGTAGGAGAAAGTTATTCATCAGTCGATTGGAGTTTAACAAGTGTTGGTCAGTCACTAGAAGATATTTCCAGTGATAATAAGTTAACGGCAATTGAGAAAAAAACCGTAAAACTTCAGTGGGATGCAATTGTGGCAGAAAAATCAATATTAGATAATCAAGCAACAACCTATGGAATTCTTTTGCAAGATGTTTATACAATATATCATGGGAAATATAATGATTTAGATGCTTATCTCAATACATCTATAATTCCTCCCAATACTACTGCTTTATTGTTTAGTTTAACTGCTACTTCCGATATTGTAGGAAATGATTTTAGAACATGTTTCTCAAATTATTATACAGCAAAGAAAAATTTATTAAATTTAATGAATACTACAATCCCTACAGTCGGTACAGTAGGAATTCCAGTAGCAAATGCAGATGGGACAATAACTATAAGTTGGAGTGGTTTTACTGATAATGGTTCTGGAATTGCAGGTTATTATATTTGGAGAGCAACAAGTGCTATAGGTGCTAATAAACTTATTATAGGAACTGCAACTCAAAATGTAACATCATTTATTGATAAAACTACAGCACATAATACAACTTATTATTACTTCGTTTCTGCTCATAATAAAGCAGGGAATGAATCTTCTTTACCAGAATCAGAATGGAAATCATGCACTGCTAACAATACTAATGTTCCTTCTGCTCCAACAAATTTAGTTGCTGTGGCAAGATTAGGTAGGATTGATATTACTTGGGATAAAAGTTCTAGCAATGATGTTGTAGGTTATATATTAGAAAAATCTATAGATAGTGGTTTAACTTATCCTACAATTTTTAATGTAAATACAAATAGTTATACTGAGTATAATATTTCTGTGTTAGGTTCATCTATGGGTAGTTATAAATATAAAGTAAAAGCGGTTGATATTATTGGTTTGGAAAGTTTGTATGTTTCAACATCTACTTCTCCAAATGTTGCGATTTATAGACCAGCAGACAATGTTGCTCCTAATACTCCAACAAATTTAACGTTAACACCAGATTATGATGGAAGAATAACTATTTCTTGGACAGCAAGCTCATCTACTGATGTAGAAAAATACAGACTTTATCGTAGTTTGAATAATTCAAATTATTATGTAATTGCTGAAACAACCTCTCTTCAATATACTGATTCATATTTAAAACCTGCTCAAACATATTATTATAAAATTTCGTCTATAGATTATAGTGGCATGGAAAGTAGCTTAACCTCTGCTCAAAATAGTATTGCTGTAGATAATACAGCCCCTACTCCTCCTAACCCGACTACCACTAGTCAATTTGGAGCCATAAAGGTTACATGGACTGAAATATCAGAACAAGGTTTAATCTATGAAATATGGAGATGTTCGGGTTCAACTTGGAGCGATGGTACAGCAACAAAAATAGCATCTGTAGCAGGAAGTGGTGCTTCACAAGGTTATTTTATTGACTATGATCCTCCTGTAGACATTCCTACAACTTATACTTATAAATTAAAAGTTAGAGACAAATGGAATAATGTTTCAACATCTTTTAGTTTAAATTCAAGTTCAGCAACGTCATCTATACTTAATGATACAGTAGGATTACTAAGCACTAATCCTAATTTTTCTAATTGGTTTGCATCTAGTAATTATCCTGTTGGATTTAGTGCATGGAGTTCTTATTCTGGCCCAACAAGAGAAACAACTCTTAAAATTAATGGAAGTTATGCCTGTCGTTGGAATATAGGTACTGCGCAAGCTGGAATGGCTATGGATTCTTCAGCCTATGTTTCTAATATAGCCAATCACAAATATTTAGTTATTGAAATTGATTTTATGTTGGTTAGTGGTGCTTTGACAGGTGCAGGAATTTTAATTAACTGGATAGGTATGTCAACGCCGTATCATGCAACTATTAAATTATCAGACTATGTTTTAAGTCCAACTTTAGGAAAATGGTATACTGTTAGAACTTTAGTCACTAGACCACATGATAATTTAAATGGTTGGACTGGAATGACTGGATATGTAATGGCAAATAGTTACTCTATTAACGCAACAATAGCAACGAAAGATATTATTTTTGATAGGGTATCAATAAGAATAGCAACTAGCGAAGAGATTAATACGAATGAATTTGTTAATATAATTTATCCTAATGATAAAACTACCCTTGAAGGTCTAATAGATGGTAAAATTGAATCGTATTTTACATCTACAGATCCTAATACTTGGATTGAATCAGATAGAACCAAACACAATGGAGATATGTGGTATAATACCTTAACTAAATTATTAAAGCGTTACAATGGAACAACAAATACATGGGAATTAATTGAAGATCAAAAAGCTATAGATGCTTATAACGATGCTTCTACTGCTCAAGATACTGCTGATGGCAAAAGGACTGTCTTTGTAAATATTTTACCAGATCATCCTTCGACAATTTATAAATCTGGAGATTTATGGGATGATGGAATTTGTTTGAGAATTTGCAAACAAAATTCAGCAACAGAACCATTTGTTTATAATGAAAATGATTGGGATTATACGAGTGTTCAACAACAGGTTAATGATATTGCAAGTGATAGTAAATTGACTCAAAGTGAGAAACAAGCAATATTAAAAGAATGGAATATTATTGTCAGTGAAAAGGCAATATTTGATACACAAGCAACAGCGTATGGTATTTCAGCATCAACTGAAAAAACTAATTATAATGATGCTTATGTTGCCTTAGATAATTATCTTAATTCTCCAATAGGCAGTGCTCTTTTAACTAGTTTAATAACAACATCAGAAATTGTTGGAACAACTTTTAGGGCAAACTTTAAGGATTATTATGATAAGAAAACTTTATTGTCAAATAAACTTTCAGATGTAATTAAAACAACTGCAGATAATTCTATTCAATCAGGTTTAAATTATAATAAGTGTTTTATTGATCAAAATGGTGTTCAGGTTAAGAACGCAACTGAAACAGAAGTCGTTAAAATGGGTGAATTTGATACAACAAATCATCTATATGGATTGAGAGCAACTCATAGTGATGGTAGTGGCTATACTCAATTATCACAGAATGGATTAGAGAGATTGGTATCAGGTGAAACCATACCTTATCAATATGAAACCTACATAATATCAGCTACGACTGTAGGAATAAGTAATTCTGCATGGATTAGCACTAGTGATCCTCAATATGCAATTGATGTAGCTTTATGGGATGAAGGTATAACTTTATCTTTACCACCAAGATTTCATGGTAAGAATTTTCAATGTTTTTTAACTATGAAATCTTTAGAAATACCTATAGCCAATGAAGGTGGAACTGTACGGATGGTATTTAAAACTCCAGTTCTCAATATAGACAAAATTAATGGAACAGTTAATGTTGTCGGATATGCCTTTGATAATGCTTATGGACTTTATATGTACCAGGGTATAGATTTTAATTTAATTGTTACTCTTTAAAGAAATGAGGGGGTTTTTGTATACTATGTTAATTATTGTCGAAAAAAGTAATAACCATATTGTTGGATATTTTTCATCAGATCAAAAAATAGAAGATATTTATCGAAACAATCAATCTGCACTAGATAGATTAAGTGGAGTATATGCTGATGATGCCCTTGTTCCATCTGGTAATATAAGAGACTATAAATTTGTAAAAGGTACTTTTATAAAAATACCTCACGAAGAAAAAAACAAAATACAAAACATTAGTCCTATTCAACAACAAATAGCCAATTTAAAAAAAGAAAATGCTCTTCTTTATTCTGCTATCGCCGAATTGAGTTTATTGTTAGGAAGTGTTTAAAATATGTTTAACACTGAAAGTGGTTTAGTGAAAATATGGGTAAGATTGGTCAAAGATGGATTATATACTTATCAACAAGTTCCAATTCTATCAAATCTTAAAGATATTGTAGGGCAAATACTGTTTGTCGAATAATATAAATATTTAAATAAAAATATTTATATTATTCTTTTATAATTTTATTGAAATTTTCCTTTCTTTATTGTATAATTATTATCAAATAATGAAAATTTAGTAAGGGGAGGAAAATATAATGAAAAAGAATTTAGTTATTATTCCATTAATTGTTTTATCTCTATTGTTCTTTCAGGTACAATTTGTTCAAGCACTTCAAATCCAAAATATAGAAGTAGTAGAAACTGAAGGAATTGACCAACCTATTTCAATACTTCAATCATTTAATTTAAAATTTAATGACAAATATAGACCAATTAATAAGGTTGGAGATCAAATGAATATTACTATGAGTATAATAAATGTTAAGGATGTTGTAATTGATGCAAAAGTAAATACTCAAATGGTTGTATGGTGCTGTAATAAAACAGATGATATTTTATGGAATTTCCAAAAAACATTTATCGAAGCAGAAGCAGGTATGTCATATATTAATAAGATTCGTTACTATGACAACACTTCTGCCATCGGTGATAACGAAGAAATATTGTCGAATATTAAATATTTAATTTTGCCTGAAACGTATCAATGTTTTAATGATGGATTAAGTGATAAATTTCTAGGAATCAACAATAATTATAAAAATATTAAAATATCTTTATCTGATCCATTGGATGAAACTACAGTAAATAAAAATAATATTGAATTGTATGAGTCTGCCGATAAAATTAATATAGATTTTATTAGTAATACAAGCACATATAGTTTTAACAAATTAATTGATTTTAGAATGACTCTTTCAGATGACAAAAAAACTATTACTATAAACAAAGCTGTAGAATTTGAACCAGAGAAGAATTATCATGTTGTAATTAAGGACTCAGTACAAGATATTAATGGAGTAAAACTTTCCAATCCTATGTGGATTAATTTTACCTATAAAGATTCTCAAACAAACCCTGGATTGGTGGATGTTGATAATGTTAATTAATGGAGGTAGAAAGGGAGTTGCGATGAAAAAATTATTGTTTTATATGACAATAATAATGTTGTGTCTTTGTCATATAGGCAATGTCAATGCTTTAAATATCACAAATGTAGAAGTTCAATCTAAACCATCAATTTTAATACAGCAAGGGAGTAATGAAGATGGAGTAGGGTTATATATTGGATTAGACAATATTGATATAGAAAATTCACTTTCTAATTATGATATTGAATTGGATTTTTGTCCTACTGAGATTGATGTTTTAAATGTTTTAAATGAATCAAATTTTGAACAATTCAGTCAAACCATTGATAATGTTTCTGGGAAAGTAATAATTTCTGGTTCAAATACAGGAACATTATCAATTCAAAAATTAGTATTTATTCCAATATCAATTAGTAATTCATCAAATTCAAAAGTCAATTTTAGTGTTAAATTCCTTAATCTAAAAGACAAAAATGCAAATTCAATTATATTACCTGAACCAGATACTTTAATCTTTCAACGTGGCAAAATTACTAAAAATGATTCAATTGTTAGTATTTCAGATGCAGTAGCAGGATTACAGTATTTAGTTGGATTAAAAAATGATAATGAAATTAATCTAATAAATATGGCATCCATTTTTCCTGATAACAAATTAAATATTAAAGATGTAATCGTCTTGATGCAGAAATTGGTTGGATTAAGGGATTAATATTATATTGTATTATATTGTTTTAAAAGACTTCAATTATTTGGAGTCTTTTTATTTTGTGTTAGAAAAGAATAAAAGGTTTATTTTATCCCAAATACAAAAAGAAACGGAGGCGTTAATTATCGAGAATCGCTTTTCCCTAATATTAGATTTCAAGCAAAGTTCATTTACAAATATTAAATTCGTACAAAATGATATAGATACATCTGTGTTGGAGTTTACTATTTGCAATCAAGGAGTACCAGTAGATATTACAGACCAAATCGTATCTTTTGCATTTCTTAAATCAGACAATACATTAGTAATACAAGATTTTAACACAGGTGTGAGTATTTTAGATGCAATTAACGGAAAATTACAGGTTATATTAAAATCACAATCCCTATCAGCAGTAGGCTTAGTTAAAACAGAAATATCTTTTTCAGATGCCACAGGCAAGAAATTAAGTACAGCACAATTTAATTTTACTGTAACTAGTTCTTTAGATAACGGTGATGGAGTACTAAGTTCTAATGCAATACCAGTAATGGAAGCACAAATTGTTGTATGGAATTCTGAAATTGATAATAAACTTGCGGAAGCGACAAATAAAATTAATGAGACAGAGGTTGCTCGTCAATTAGCTATTACGGCCACTTCTAACACGAACGCAGCCATAGTAAACGCACAAAACGCTACTGCTCTAGCAAATTCATCCGTCGACACGACTCAGCTCATCTGGCAAGCTCCGGTAGCAAACTTCGCAGCCCTAGCGTCCACTTACCAAGCCCCTTCCGCTGGTTGGTGCGTTCAAACTCTAGATAGCAATCAATGGTATCGTCATAATGGAACGATATGGGAGTATAAAGGCAACTTTAGTATAACTGGAGCTGCAACTGTGGTTTCGCTTAATGACATTGATAAGGCAAAAGCAGATATAATTCGTAATCAAAGACATTCAGGAGTAGCAAATTATCTTCCTATCGCTACTGGTTCAACGACAAATCTAAATTCCATTACCATTCCTGAAACTACGTATTCTATCAATGGATACGAGATAAAAATGCCTTTGACAGTAGTAACCTTACCGGTTGCTCCTGCAAACGTTGGAGAAAAGTGGGATGATTCAGTATTCCTCGAAACATATTTTCCAGCTAGCGGGAATGGGTACACTATGGCTGGACGATATAGAACCATATCAAATGTTAATTTTAATGACTTTAATGAAGGTCTTACTGGCTATGGGATTTCGCCAAATTATAATGTTCAAGCACAAGGGGGTAATTCTTCACCTTTAACTTACAGCGATGCTTGGGGTTTATCTTCTAATATATCTAAATACGGTGCGTTTTATAGCCCTGCGATGCGCAGTAGTACAACCATTACAGGAAAGAACATTGCTATTGAAGACAAAGGGGTTTATATTGCAGGAGATGGAACGACTACTTCCAAAACAGCACTCGCAACCTACGATGGCTACTCCTACGCAATTCCATTGTTTCGCGTTAAAAGACGGAATTCATCGGGTTTCAGTGCTAGTAATCCGAATGGGGCGAGGAATTATATTAAGCTAGACGGAACCGTTGCGTCAACGGTAGGACAAATAACACAAATAGTAACACTACCGTCTACATCTGCCCTTCAAATTGGCGATAAAATTCTTATGGGAGCAGGAGGTACAACTTGGGGAACATATGTAATTATTGGACTAACAAGTACGACCCTAAACACGGTTAATAGTGCGGGTTTACCTAATGGCAGTACTGGTTCAGCCATTACTTGTTGGGTATCACTCGTCTCAGACCATCCCCAATCCCTCTACTCCAACGTTATCGACACAAGAGATATCACAGACCTTCGTCATCGTGTAGCAGGACAATTCAACTATGACTACGAGTTACGCAAGGCAAGCGACCAATTCATGCGTGGTGAAATAGGTTCTGCAAAGAAAATGATGACTGTCCATCATGGAATACCTAAGACAGAAATTGACATCAATACGGTATTTTATGCTAGTTTAGATGGGACAACGGTTGCAGAAGTTGGGGGTTCGTTAAGTTTATCTGGAAACATTTCTTATGTTCCAATGCCGACAGGTTCAGGAGTAAAACTTGGAGCATCTTCGTACTTAGCATTAACAAGCTTTTCACTTCCACAAACACAAGGCTCAATAGATATAATTGTCAATAAAGATGAGTTTGTCAAACTAGATAATACTTCTTTATTTGATGTTTGTGGGATAAGATTTTATTATCATTCAGGTGGAATACGGTTACAGTTTAGAAGCTCTAGCGGAACTACATTGTATGATGCTAGTAATAGTATTCCATTAAGTGCTTTGCCAATTAGTAAATTTATGAAAATAAGAATTGAATATACAACTTCGTCTGGAAAGTTATTGTTAAATAATAAAGAGATACTCTCTTTTAATTATTCAGGGATAATTGGTGAAACAACTAATGGCGTAGGTGTTACGGGAATAAGGATTGGTTTAATATGTCCGATTGTTGATGTTCACATTTCCAACATCGACAGAGGTTCTATTGATTATCAACTCCCTCCTGACTTCATCTCAGGTGATGCTATCATCATGCCAGCCTACACCAATCAAAGACGCATTTTATCGGAAAGTCAGACGACACAAACAGTCAATTCTATTGTAAAAGCGACAAATTTGTTAAATAGTCGTGGTGTTTCGCGTGTAATAATTGGAACTCCTAATGTGTGGGCAAGTGGAGATACGATTACTGTTACGGGTATGGCAGGAGAATTTATTAGTGGTGTATTTGATACGGATACTGCAAATGTAACTGTGATTAAAGATGCTTTATCTACTGATACAGTTATCTATACAGATTCAGTTACAGGATTAGTCGCAGGTGATGAAGTAAAATTAATTGATAGAGTTTTGGGAACAGTTTTAGCAACTAAGACGATTGCTACTGATGGTGTAGACGCGACTTTAAAGAAGATTACATTTACAGCAACTTTAGGTGTAGCACTAAGTAAATATCAAGTGGTAGTTATGGAGTCAACTGCTAGTTCAAGTGTTCCATTAGCTTACCACATGGTAGCAGGAGTCAAAACAGCAGTAGTTGGAACATGGGCAACACTAGGAACAAATGTAGCAACATTCACATTAGGTACTAATGCAGGACTCACAACTCAAGATATTCAGATTGATTATTCCTTGATTATGCCTAGTGGACAGAATGCTTTGAGTGTTCCAACTACATTGACATTAGGTGGAGAAGCAGGATTTAGAGTACCTTATGCTAATCAGACGATTACGAGTGATTATGTAAATAAGGTGGCAGGTCAGACTTGGGCTAACCCTAATATTGCTAAGACAGGTTCAAAGATTGTAGCAAGTAATCCTGCACCTAGTACTTTTATTGATGAGTTTGTAACTTCTGACTCAGTATTGCCATCATATGATAAAATTTACACTCAAAATGGTGTAGTGACTACATTTAGTACGAGTGTTGTAGGTGAGCAAGCGTGTATTGAACTAGAGTTTGATTTGATTAAGATTGCTGAAAGAAAGCTTGGATGTAAGATACCTGCTGTTGGAGTGGTAGGGAAAGTTGCTTGGTTGAAGAGCAATATTGGTACAATTACATGGAGTCTGTGGGTTTATGGCAGTAGCCCAAATGGGAATAAAGCTACTGTCACGGTATGGGATATAGGCGGTGTTTGGAGTTCTGGGTTTAGTCAGAACACCACTAATAGCTCAATTACTAAACTTTCTCAAATATTACCTATAGGAAGTCCCCCAAATAAAATAACAAGTGACGGTTTTACCCATCTAATCATCTATGCAGACCCTGCATCTGATACAATCTCCTCAACCATCAACGTAGACTTCGCTTCACTAGACATTGTTTGGGCCAATAAAATCGTGAATTCATATGGTTTAGTAACAGGTCAAACCGTTGATATTCGTGATGATTTTTTAGGCAAGATTTATAATAGCACTACCGAAAATCCAAACGTCGCGTATTTTACACAGGACAATGGCAATTATTCAAGTCTATTAGTGCCTAGTTCTGGTTCATGGACTATATATGGCAATGATGTCTATTACGGTAACATTGCAAAATTAGATTTTACCCTTAAATCAAATACAACAAATGTAAATTTGTCTATGCCTCAACACCTCTTCTCATTTAACCTAATCCGCATAGTAGAAGATAAGTACGGCCCAATTCCTGCTATTGATAAGGTACAGTGGTTGAAGGATAATTTATTGAATATCGATTTTAATTGGTGGGGGTATGGTACAAATCCTTCAGGAAACTATGCTACTATTTCAACATGGAATGGAGTATGGACAGCCCAATCTTACAATACTTTGGGGAGTGTTTTAAAAGTATCTGGAAATATTAAGGAATCAAATGCAAACGTAAAATTATCTATATGTATTCAATCGGACGGATTCGTTCACTTCCTTTCATGGGCTAATGCAAGCAACGGAGAAATCCCCTCCATAATCTACACCGACTACTGCAACATTGAATTAACCTTTAAGAATTCTCTTACAGGTTATGATAAATTATCTTCTACAAATCCAAGAAGAGATGGTGGTTTAAGTAATATTTTGTACGTAAATAAACAAACAAAAGAAGTGCAAACAATGTTTCCTTGGAGTAATGAATATAACCTTACCACTTATTCAGAACACTTACAATCTCCAACTGCTATCCCTTCAAGTACAGACGTAACAATTGTTTCAGAACTCCCAAATTGGGAAATTGTAGATATCGGTTCGTCCGTAGGAAACAAGTGGGGCAATCATCCTTGGTCTAATTTGGCATACAAAGTTGGTCAAGATTCAGACTCATTGTATGGTGAAATGGGAATATCAAAATTAGATTTTGCCGAAGAAAGCGTTAATCTAAACACTGGTTCATTGGTGAATTTGAATGTTGGGGGTTTTGCAAATAATTATACTAAACAATATGGTTTAACTGCAATCTCTAAGCCTATGGTTGGAATTGGAAGATGGCTCGTAATGTATAATTCTCAACTTTATTTGCTCGTTTTTAGTAAACTAACTTCAAACGGGATCTTTAATACCGATAACGCAGGTCAAGCATTTTTAATTTCGTTGCAGGGAAATCCTTTGGTGAAAATGGAAAATGGTATTGTTAGGTCAGGCGTAGTTACTCCGACAACATTTAAAACAAATGGATTGGTTGTTCAAGGTTTTGTGAGTAAAGCTACCAATACATTGATTACTAGTTAAATATAATAATTTAATATCTGGTTGGTGGAACAAGGTTGCAAACTTATTTCTACCGTGATTAAAAGAGTTATGCTGACACATAACTCTTTTCCCATTTCTTAAAACTTTTGTCAGAAAGGATTGAATTAACAATGAATAAAAAAAGAACGCACGAGGAATTTTTGAAATTAGTTTATGATAAAGTTGAAGATGAATACACAGTATTAACTCCATATATAGATGCTTTATCCCATGTTCAAATGAGACATAATTGTGAAGAGTGTAATAATAATGAATTTCCAATAACCCCTGCACATTTCTTAGATAAAAGTAGAGGAAGAAGATGTCCAATATGTTCTCAAACGATTAGTATTAGAAAACGCACAAGAACTCAAGAAAAATTCGAAAAAGAAATATACGATTTAGTGGGTGAAGAATATAGCGTTGTTGGAAATTATACAAAAGCAAAAGATAAAATAGAAATAAGACATAATAAATGTTTAGACGGTAAAAGTCATCAATGGTCTTTAACACCGGATAATTTTTTATCTAAAGGTGAACGATGTCCTAAATGTGCAGAAATACTAAGAAGGCAAAAAAGAACAAAAGAACATGATAAATATGTTCAAGAAGTATTTGAATTGGTTGGAAAAGAATATACTGTAGAAAGTGAATATACTAACGCAAAAACATATATTCAAATACATCATGCTCTATGTCACAGTACATATCCAATTATACCAGACAGCTTTTTATCAGGTACTAGGTGTCCAATTTGTATGGAATCATCTAAAGGCGAAAAAAGATTAGATGTTAATTTAGTTAAAAATAATTGGATTAAACTTAACCAAAAAGAATTTGAAAAATTAAGTGAAAATGATAAATTCAATATAAAATATTTTATTCCGCAGAAAAAGTTTAAAGGCCTTGTTGGTTTAAAAGGTGGTTTATTATCATATGATTTTTATCTACATAAATATAATTTATTAATTGAGTTTCAAGGAGAGCAACATGAAAAATTTATAAAAAGATTTCATAAAACTGAAGAAGGTTTCCAAAAACAATTAGAACATGATCGTAGAAAAAGACAATATTGTTTAGATAATAATATTAATCTTTTAGAAATTTGGTATTACGATATTAAGATAACTGAACAAATCCTAGAATCAAAACTCCAAGAACTATCTAACTTCCAACAAGATAGTTCTTGTCTTATTGCCAAATAAATCAACTTAATCAAACATAAATCTTAAAAAGGAGGTACAAAAATAATAATGAATAACATAACATTTAACCGTTCAACCAACATCGTTACTGGTTTAAATCGTTCCCCACTCCCATACGAATTTCAAGTTCTCACACCATTCCCCATTACCCTATCAAAATCAATCCAAGAAAGTACAAATCAACAAATCCAAAAAACAAACTCAGAAAACCAACCTCTCTTCAAAGACAATATCCAAACAGATGAACAGGGAATAGAAATTTTTGATGAAGTAACAAATCCAACAAAAGTAATTTCAACTCAAATGGTAACAAATGAATATAAAATTGCCACAGATCAATATACCTCAGAAACAATTATCAATGAATTAGGTGAGGAAGAAGAAATTCAAATTCCAATCTATACTACCATTTCTACTTCAAGTGAAATTCCATTAGAAACAATTGAATTAGAACCTGTATTAGTAGAAGAGTTTATAACTAAAACTTATAATTTAGAGAATGGATATATGAATTTTGATTATTATGAGGTATTAGAAGCAAAGAAAATAAGTATAAATAATAATTCATTGACAAATTTATTTTTTATGGATGAAGATTTTCTCGGAAACGATTTAATCTTATCAAATTGCTCTATTGGAGACGGAATTTTAATTATCCACCCACAAGGAAGTGTTTCCACACCAATTCTATCACTCACAAAATCCACAAATATCATAGAAATATATCAAGAATCACAAAATGCTGGATTAATATTCTATATCAATAATGTTGAAGTTACTAATAGCAGAGTAAAACTACCAACTCAAGTAAATCAAATTACCATTAAAGTATCAAATCCAACAAGTAAGAATCTTGAACTCTATTGTTTAGGAGGGTTGATATAAATGGATGATTCAATTGATTTATGGTCAATTTTAGAGAAAGACTTAGAAAAAAGAACTGGCAGTTTAAGCAAGAATATTTCTTATCTCGAATACATGGTTGACATAACATCATTAATTTTAAGAGATATTATATCAACACTTCCACAAGAATCTATTACTTCTGAATTGCAAGCAAAATTAAATATATTAAATACAATCTTAGAACACTCTAGTATTAATTTAGATAATATCTTAAATAATCCATTAGAATCATGGAAAATTCAAGGGATTATTGATCTTAAAGATATTAATACAGAGTTGCGACAGCTTTATTTATCAGCGAAATTAGGTATATAAAATATGGATAATATCATTTTAAAACAAGGAGATATCCTAGCCTATAAAGGTGATAAAAATAGTCCCATAAGCGAAACTGTGAAGTTTATAACGAAGTCTCAATATTCTCACTTATGTTTATATATTTCTGATGATAATGCCATAGAAGCAGATGGAATTAAAGGTGATATAGACTATGTAAATATAAACAATTACAAAGGAAGATTGGATGTCTATACTTGTCCATCACTAACAGACTTACAACGTAAACAAATCTGTGATTATGCAATATCACGCATAGGGCAAAAATATGATTATGGTTTGTTGTTTTTTCTATTTTTGAAAAGGTTGTTCAAATTTAGATTCAGATTAAGAGATAGAAAAACTGATATCTGCTCGGAACTTGTGAATGATTCATATACTAAATGTGGTTGTAAATTAGTTAAAAAGAAATATCCTTCACCACAGGAGGTTATTTCATCTGATTTACTTAAATTTAATGGGAGTTATTAATAATAATCAATATCTCCCATTTAAAACTTGATTTGCTAGGATTTGATTGGACAGGAAGAAAAATTAATAACAAATAAATAATAAAAGGTCGGTGTTTGTAAATGTCAAAAGGCACGATTAATTTTGGGCACGGTAAAAAATCTGATGGAACATTTGATCCAGGATCTATTGGTCAAACAGGACTTAGAGAATCAGATGTTGTAAGAGCAATTGGTTTAATAGTAGTTTCTGAATTACAAAGATTAGGTCATAATATAAATTCAATACAAAGTGGTGATTTATGGGCAGTTACAGATTCATCAAATAATTTTAAGTCAGAGTGGTTCATCAGCATACATAATAATAGTTTTCATGACAAGACAGCAAATGGTATCGAGACACATGTGATTTCTTTAGGTTCTAATGCAGAAAAATTAGCAAAAGCAATTCAATCAAATTTAATATCTTCTACAGGTCTTCGGGATAGGGGAATTAAGGTAACAAATTTATATGTAAATAAATACACCAAATGCCCTAGTTGTTTAGTTGAACTACCTTTTATTAGTAATCCTACAGAAGAAGCATTGTTAGGGAATCCTGAGTTTCAAAGGAAATGTGCAATTTCTATAGTAAAAGGGATTCAGCAATATCTTGGATTGGAATATGTGGCAGAAAAGATTGTTCAATCAACAATAAATAATAATCAAGGAGTGAATGATATGTTAGATGTTTGTGTACTTTTATATTCAAAAGAAGATTATTGGAGTGGAACTGATGTAGCAGAAAAGAATGGTAATTGTGCTATTTTTATTAGACCTTCTGATAAAAGTGTACCTAAAGATGCTATGAATAGTAAGAAGTTGATTGTAGTAGGTGGTTCAAAAACTGGACATAAAAACGAGTTGCTTCTGAGTGGAAATGATAAATACGATACGGCAAATAAAGTCCACAATTACCTTTTAGGTAAATAGGAACTAAGATTTTCATCAATATTATTTATTTATTCAGTTGTCATATGTATAGGTGGCAGATATTTACTGAATTGCCCTCAGTTTTTATCTGCCTAGACTACGACATTGTGAGTGAAGTAGTCTTACACACAATATATCATAAAAAGGAGGGCAAAGTCAAATGTCAATTGCGAAAGAGGTGTTAGAAATGAGTTTGGATGATAATGAAGTTAAGGAAATATTAGACGATCATGGAAACAGGATTATTAAATTAGAGATTGACACTGCCACAACTAAAGAAAAAATGTTTGGATTAGAAGAACAAGTTAAAGACATTAAAGGCACATTGGTAAGATTCGAGAACAATTATTTGCAGACAACAAGTTCAATGACTAATTTGATGACACAGCTCGTTTTAAACACTAGTAATAATAATACGGAAATAATTAAATCAAAAGATATTAAAGAAACAGAGATTACTAAGTCGGAAAACGTAAAAGATACTGAAATTATTAAAACAAAGGATAATAATAAAAAGGATATAATTATTAAGGTATTGGCTATTTTGGGAGCTTGTCTTGCAGGAATGTTCATGGCAAAGTATGGGGTAACTATTCCTGCAATTATGTAAAATAAATAAATTTAAGGAGAATGATTTAAATGGATATTGCAACAGCATTACAAAGTTTTATGGTTTTAGGTACTTTAACCCTCGGAACCACACAAGTTTATAAAGAAGTAATCTCAGACAAGAATACACAAAAAGTTAGTGTGATTATTGCTATGATTTTAGCGTTAGTTACGGGGACTAGTATTTTACAACCTTTAGGTTTTGTTCCGGCTACTAATTTTGTTGATTTAGTAAGTCAATTTAAAGTTGGATTTAATGTTTTATATTGGATTGCAGACATTGGTGTGACTGGGTTTTTAGCTAGTAAGGGGAGTAACTTTGCCATTGATTTGTTTAGTAAGAAAAATATAAATGAAAACAAAACAGAAAAAGTAGATTAATATCATCTACATAATAAAAACCAATAATTTCACAAATATAAACACTCTCTAAGCGTTTAGAAAAGTCTCTACCATACAAACTTACACAACATCAATTCAAACAGCTTAGAGAGTGTTTTCTGTGGATATTAGATTATTGTGCGGCCTGAAAGTGTTGATATGATTGGGTTTTTTAGAGGTTGGAATTTACATTTTTTAAGAGTTAGTTCACTAAGGTCACATTGGGTGTAATTAATTTAAAATGCTAATTTTAATTGGATGGTTTAGATTGTTTTGAGAGGGATTTATGAGAATAAATTTCCTCTCTTTTATTATGTTTAAATTTAAATTTATTGAAGGAGGTGAGAGGATGGAAAATGATTCAAAGGATAAATATGTTTACCTATATGATCTTGTTCAAGTACAGTTCTATATTTCTAAAGGGAAAATGGTTAAGGATGTAGGAGTTCATTACGCAACAAAAAAGATGTGGCATAAATTTGATAGAAAAGAAACGGCAGACGTATATGAACTGTGGAAAAATTATCAAAGATAAAAGTGAGTTTGATATAAATTTTAGTTATTTTATAAAGAAATAAAATTTAAAGAAAGAAGGAATTAATAATGGAAAATAATAATGTATTAACAAGAATCTATGAAGAGCGAGAGGTAGCATTTAGAGAAAATAATGGACAAAATGAAGTTAGAATTGATGAAGTGGCTCGCTTTTGTGGATGGACTAGAATTGCTAATAGCGGAAATGAAGTTATTAGATGGGAAAGAGTTAATGGATTTTTAAAAGATTTATCGTGCCCACAAGTGGGTACGGGTGATTTTATCCCAGAATACATAATGTATCCTCTAATTGGCAAGGCAAATAATGATAGAGCAACACAATTTATGTTGTGGGTTGGAAAAGTATTAGTGGAAATTAGACAAAATGGTGCTTATGTATCTCCTGATATAACTCCTTTACAAGAAGAAAAACTAGATAAATATTCAACAAATAAGAAAATTAAGAACACCTTTAAATTCTGTAACATTGAATCAATAGAGCAAGAATTTAAAGAGTGTATGATATATTATAAAAATAAAGATGGTAAAGAAAAGAATGCTATTCAAAATACTGTAATTAATGCTTTAAATGATA